GATGCCGCCGTGGGACGCGGTATAATTGTAGTATTGATTCAAAACCGGCAAGCGAACCCTCAGCTCGTTAAAGCCTTCCCGCGTCTTTTGCACGTTGGGATCGCTGGTATCCGCCACCCCTTGCGACGACATAACCGCCACCGCGCTGTTGGCGTCCCCCAAATACGACGTGGCCAGCTTCACCAGCAGCTTGCGCCGTGCGTTATACCACCCAATAGGGACACCTGCAGGGGCAAAGGACGATGGCAGGTTTTGCACGGCAAGGGGGCTATCGGTGCCAAAATTGATAGGCATTATCGGGACTCCAGCATCATGATAAAGTTGGTCTTTTTTTGGGACACAAACACCCGACCATCCGGCATGGCCACCACGGCATTGGGAAAGGCCACGGTGCCATAATCCGACAATAGGTTTCGGTATTTGCTGTAAACCTTCACCTGATTCCCAAACAGGGTTGCCACAGCCATGGGCTGGTAGATGTCCGCCGCATTGCACGCAATGGCCACAGGCCACGTGCCTGTGTTGCGCTGGGTCACGATTGTGTTTGCGCTTTCATCCACAACCGTGATGGTGGTTAGCCCGATATTGCACACCCAAAGGTACTTTCTCGTAAAAAAGCCCGCTTGTATGTTTTCTTGAAAAGTCTGTCTAGCCATGCCCGCAGGGAAAAAGCCAACATCAATGTCTTGAAGGATCCCACCTGTGGCCCGATTGATTCTTTTAACCGATGTATTGCATGAAACCCAAATATCTCCATCCTCCGCCGTCACGACGCCGTAGGGCGCATCAGGAACGCCGTATTCCGTGACGGCAAAGGTGGATCGATTGATCTTTGTGACCTTGCCGCGCATGGGGTGGGTGACCCAGAAATTGCCATCCCCATCGGCGGCAATGTTTTGGGGGTAGTAGTCCACGGGAATGGTGGTGACAACCGTATCGGTGAAAGGGTCCAAAACCGTGACAGAGGCATCGGTGGTGGAAACACAAAACAAGCGGCCTGTCGGCGCATCCACGGCCATGGATGTGGGAAATGATGGCAACCCGCCCAAATAATCCGCATACCCCGTCCTTTGCAAAACAGACTCTTTTTGCAAAGTGTCGGGATTGATGCGGGTGATGGTCCGTTTTAACCGCGAAAGCGCATAAATTTTATTGTCAATGGGATTCAGCACCAACGCCGATGGACCATCCTCCACCGTGGCGCGGGCCAAGGTCCCAATCACTTCCACATTGATCTGGGGGATGGTTTCCCCGTAGGGGGCAATATCAAAATCACGGATCAAAAACCCTGCCTGTCCACGGAACGCGGGGACTTGATTCACCCCAGCCACGCTTTCAATGTACGCATTGGTGTCTTGGGTTTCCAGCCCAAAATAAATATCGTCAATAGAAAACCCTGTTTTAACTTGGGTCTGGCTTTGGCTGCTGCGCCCATCGTAAACCAATTCACCGTTAAACCATAGCCGCCGAATGCCCACAATGCCCCGACGAAAGGAAAAGGAGGCGGGCTCTTCTTCGTCCTGCACAACCGTTGTGATGGTTTCGGCGTCCGTTGAGGGAACAGCGCACACTGACACAAACACATCCACAAAGACCTGACGGGTTTGGTTTGTGGCCACAGGTTTCGAGCTGAATTTACCCGTCCGCTGGCGTTCGTATTCCGTGGTGGTGATAACCCGCGCGTCGGATTGCCACAAAACGTTGCCCCCGAGCCTCACAGTGCCATAGGCCAAGGGCATGATTTTGCCATAAACGGATGTTAGGGTTTGATCCAACCCCACGGATTCATTCACCACGCGGCTGCTTTTTTTGCCCACGCCCAAAATGGCATTGTCAATCTGGGACCCAATAAAGCCCCCCGCCGTAGCCAGCAGGACAGACCCCAAAGGCCCCGCAACAGACCCCAAAGCCGCACCCCCAATGGTCAAAGCCAGCGTGGCCATATATCAATCCTCCCGAAAAGACCATACACCCCACAAACTGAGGCCGTTAACCAACCGCACCGGCGCATGACATACCCGCCCCACACGGGGATCAGAGGATGTATGGATCATGGTTTTTCCATCCACGGCAATGCCCAAATGGGTCAAGCGTCCGTCTTTGGCAAAAAGCAACAGGCTCCCCGCCTCTGGACCCGTACCCGAGGGCCCGGCCACCGTGCGCAACCGATTCAAAAACACCGTATGCCACCCCACATCCTTCCAAAAATCTTCGGGGTAAAGGGGCAAGCCAGGGGTGGGATTGCCGGAAACATTTTCATAAACGCCCTTAATAAGACCCAGGCAATCACACCCGCTGCCTTTCACGCTGGCCCCATGGACAAAGGGCGTACCCACCCATTCCAGGGCTTCTTTGACAATCAAAAGCGGAGATAAAACCGTCATGACAACCGATCCGTGGGGTTAACCAGTTTATCCGTGCCACCCAAAAGATGCGCGGGCTCCCCCCGAAAATTCTGAACATTGTTAAATGTATCGCGGCACGTGCTGAATCGCCGGTCACATCCCCGCGTCACGCGAAAGGTATCCCCCACCGTGATCCCAAAAAACATGGGATCCACCAAAGCCACAAGCCTGTCAGCTTGATAGGTTTTCACCACAACCTCTTGCCCAGCATTGACGCCGCCCGTCCATTTTAAAATGCCATAGTTAAAATACCCGTTGGCTTGGGCGGTGCCACTGTGACCGAATGTTTTGGAATCCGTCACCGACGTGACGGTATAGGAAAAGGTGATGGGGGCCGTATCTACCTTGCACCGGGCATCCCCCAGCTGCTTAACGCGGCACAGGGGCTGATACATCTCCATAAAATCACGCTGGAAAAAATCCTTGAGCGAGCGCAATTCCGCCGTAAAGCTGGCCCCGTTAATCCTGACGCTCCCCACCGTGCCCCGTAACAGGGATATGATGTTGGCCGTATCACTCAAACTGCTGGGCGGCGATAAATAATTGATTTTAAAAACATCCACCACGGCATTGTCATACTTGCCCGCCAACAGGTCATCATCGGTGATGCGATCATCCGTTAAAAGCCCCACCACATCCAGGTTGTCCGCCGCCATGCTGGCCGCCGATTCCAGGGCTGATGGGATCAGGCTGTCGGTGGGATAATACGTGAGGCCATCAAGAACAATGGGAACATCCAGGGACCCAAAGCCAAAAGCCACACCATCGGTTCGCACCATTTTCACAAGCAAGGCCAGGGTGGTGACTTCCCCGGAAAGATGGGTCGTTAAGCCAGCGGAAAACGTTTTCACAAGAGAACCTCCACAATGGGAAGGTCATTAAAGGATTGATAAAGGGGGCTGTCAAAAGTTCCCGTTAAAACATCGGTATCAAAACGCACGGGGACGTCAAAGGCAAAACCCGCCGTCACCAAAACCCCATTTGCGGGGGCGGCGGTAAAGGTGACGATGCCCGTTGTGGTGTTGACGCTCCACCCCGTGGCCTGATTCACCCCATTTAAGGCAATCAAAACGGTGCCCGCAACGGGTTTTGTGATGGGGCGAATATGGGTGATGGCACCGGAAACATAGCGTTTCACCAAAGCAAAGGTTGTCAGGCTGCCCGTTCCCGTCCCCAGTTGCTGATCTGTAGCGGCGGGGATGGCAATCATACTGGCCCCACTGTGCCAGTCAGACGGGTCCTTGAAACGGAATCCATACCCACGCCCTTGCCGCGCATGAAAAAACGCCACAATTTCGGCAATCTCAGCAGGGGTGCGCCCCGCAAGGCTGATCCCATATTGCCGTCTGGCTTGGGACCAATTGACGTTGCGCTTTTCAAACCCCGTGGACAAGGTGACGATGTCTGTGGAAAACCCTGCGCCGCCAAAAGACCCAATGGACAGCGCATCAGGAAAACGGTCTTCGTGAAAACTCATGCGTTGCGGCCCCCTTGCACAACCGCCTTGCGTAAGGCTGCATTGATCTGGCCTTGGCTGGCTTTGAAACTGGCCGCATCAGGGCTTTTGATGGTCATATTGATAATCACAGGGGCTGCCCCACCGCCCTGCATGGCCACAGGAATGCGGCGGCCATCAGGCAGGGGGACAAATGCCTCGGGTGTGCGACCTTCGCCAAAAAGGGCAAGCTGGGGGCGGTTGGCAATGCCCCCCATGGAATAACGATTTAATGGCATGGAACCGTCGCTGGTCATAATGCCGCCAAGGGCGTTGGGTGTAACATTGACAAAGCCGCTGGGGCTCATGGCCTTGCCACCCGATCCGGCCATACTTGCAAAAAAACTGCCAAAGCCGCCGCCAGAGGCTCCCCCCCCGCCCCCAGAAAACGCCCCCGATAGCATCCCCGCCAAAGGCCCCGTGATGCTTTGACGCACAACAATGCGGGTGATGTCAGCGATAATAGAATCGGCAAGGCTTTTAAAGGACAGCTTGCCCGTGGTGGCCAAATTGACAAAGGCATCCTCCACCCCGCGCAGGGCATTGCCCACCGCATCCCGCGCCGCCGTGGCGCGGTCCTGAATATCGGACAAATAATCTTGAAACCCTTCCTGAATCCCCACATTGATGTCTTCCCGTTTTTTGCGAAAATCATCCAGCAGGGCAGTTGTTCTGGCTTTGGTGGCCTCAGCCTCGGCGGTAATCTGGGCGGCATATTGCCCCGACAAATCAATGGACCGCTGTTTGGCCTCGTTATCAATATCCCGCAGCATCACCATTTTTTCCTGCTCGGCCACGCTTTTGCCAATCAGACTGATCTCAAATTTCAGGGATTCTTCTTTTTCGCGGCTGCTGGCCAAAAAATCAGACACGGCACTGCGCTGGCGTTCGTCTTCCCGCGCCCGCTCTTGCGCCAGTTGCTTTAACGCGCGGGCCTCTTCGGCAATCTGACTTTGTCTTTCGGCGGCGTAACTGCGTTGGACTTGGGCGGCCTTTTCAGCGGCCTGCTGCTGTATTTCTAGCCGCCTGTCACTAACACTACTATCGGGTTTGGGTATAGGCACAAGGCTTGGCTTTGGTGCAGCACTTAGTGCCAAGCCTTTCTTATCACCAGCAGATGGTAAAGAAAAAGTGTTGTTTTTTAATATGTTATCGGTTAGTTCTTTGTATCGTTTGGTGGCTGCTGAAAAAGATTTCTCAAGCCCATTCCCTTGTGCCAAAAGCGTCACAAAATTAAGCGTTTGGCCCATAGCCACAAGGCCAATGCGAATGGAATCTATTCCCAATTCAAATGTTTTGTTTGTTGCAATAAAGGTTTGGATGTTTTGTGCGCCTTCACCCATATCTTTAAACCAAGCATTTAAGGCAGGCACAACACCCTCTGTTATGGATACCGCAATACCCGTAAGGCCTTCTCCGGTTCTATTAAGCGTGTCTCCAAAATCATCCAATTGCTTTATGCCTTCATCAGTAAATTTGCTCTGAAAGCGGGTCATGCCTTTATCCCCCTCTTCCAACAAAGGCAAAAGGCTGGCAAAGCCGCGTCCCATGATCTTCGTGCCCTGCTCAAAAATGGCGGCATCGTTCGGGGCTTCCTTAACCTTGGCCGCAAATTCTTCAAAAATATCCGACGTGGCCCGAATGGACCCATCATTGTTTGTCACCGCAATGTCTAAATCTTCAAAAGCGGCGGCGGCCTCTTGATTGCCCGATGCAGCGGCGGCAATGGTTTTGTTTAATTTACCCAAACCCCCTGTGATGGTTTCAAAGGATACCCCCACCTGTTCACCCGCTTGGCGGTATTGATCCAGCCTCGTGGCCGCAACAGTGGTGGCAGCGGCGGCGTCGTTTAATTTTCCGGCCAAGTCCACAGCACTTTTTCCAAGACCCAAAAGACCGGCCACAGAAACGCCAATACCCAAAGTCGCCAAGCCCCGAGACATACCGGCAATGCCAGAGGTCAAGGCCCCAATGCCGCCCGTGGACTGTTGCGCGGACCGGCCAATGCCATCCACCCGCTTGCGGAAATCATCCAGCAAGGCCACATTGTTGGTTTGGGCATTGACGGCAAACTGGACGGTGCTTTCAAACCTAGCAGCCATGGCGGGCCTCCCTCTTGCGGGCAAAATATGCCAACGTTTCGTCTTCCATGGTTTGAATATCCTTTAACAGCCCCAAACGCTCTTTTTTGGGGATCCCCATGCTGCCCATAACCACAAACACAACGTTATAATCCAGCCCCAGCCGCGCCCCTTCCACAGCACGCCACTGAGTCTGCACCAGCAAAAACAGCTCGACGGCTTTTTCATTTTCGCCCATCAGATCACAGGTCAGGCTTTCCAGCCGCTCCTTGGCATCCGCTGCGCTCAAAGACCCATCTTGCCGCATGTCGATAACCTCATAGGCTTTGGATAGGCTGCCACCGACAATATGCAGGGCAGCCTCTCTTAGTTTTTTCTTTTCACCAGACTCCACGATTCATGGAACGCCTGAAAAAATAGCGTCATGATTTCGGGAAACTCGGTGATAAAATCCAGCAAAGCCTGATCGCTAAAGGGCACGTCGTTGCCGTCAACGTCTTTGCAACCCCGCCAACCCACAACAATGGCCTTGATCTGGTCCACGGGTGGCAGGGCCTCAATGGTGGCAATCTTGTCTAGGGCGTGCCGCTTAAATTCCGCCTCAAACAGCGTCTTTTCCACAATCTGGCCATTCTCGGCCACGTGGGCCACAATCGGCCAAAAGTAGGTTTCGGGGAGAATTCTAAACATAACAATCCTTTAATTCACCAAAATGCGGATTTCATCATTGCCCGCGGTGGCCGATGGCGTCAAACGGGCGTTAAATTGGGTTGTGGATATGCCCTGCACGTCCCCATACTGGGGCTCGGTGACCTGTACTGCGGGGGCAGAAATCACCACACGGTTGCCCGCTGTGGTGCCATGGGTGATGGTAAAGTTGCCTGTGACAGCATCCCGCACGTTCGCCCAATAATCTTTCTCGGCCTGCGTTGCGGATTCGATGGTGATCTGGCCCGTCACCTCGCGGTTGGTGATCAGGATGCTTTCACCCCCTGTACCCACAAAGGATCGGTATTCCACCTGATTCCCTGCATCAATGGTGATGCTGGACAAAACGGCGTTGGCATAGGATTGTAGGGTAAAGGCACTGCTGTTTTGGTTATTGAACACCAAAGGCGTCTGCCATCCCGTGTAAACGGCGGTTCCGGGGGTCACATCGGTGGGGGACTGATAAAGACCTGTAAAGGTAAAGTTCATCACAGGACGCTCGCGGTTGTTCATCGCAATGGTAAATGTGCCACGCGCCCCACGAATCACGTGACGCACACCATCCCGAAAGGCATAAATCGTGATGCTGGCAAACGTTGGCCCACTGACAGGATCATACTGCACACTGACACCTGCGTTGACCGTTTCCGCAAACCCACAAGCCCGAATCAAAGGGGCCCATTTGGGGGCTGTTCCTGCTGCCCCTGATCCTGCCAATTCGACAGAAAAGGACACCTCGGACCGAATGGCCGCAGGCAGCTGTTGACTGGACCCCAAATAGGGGCGGATCAAATCCCGATTGACGTATTCGGATTGCGCGGGATTCATGCTTAAATCACTGATCAGCATAGCATCCGTACCCACAACAGGGACGGAATCCGTGCCGTAGGTGGTTTCAATCTTTGCCAAAATCAGCTGTTTACGGGTAAGCAGTTGGGCCATGGTTACATCCTTTGTTGCCAGTTGTCGTATGGGGTGCGGTAATTGTTCTGGTATTCCATTTGCGTTTCACAGGCGGTGCCTTCGGAAAATTCCAGCGCATAGGTCACGTTGGTGCCGGTGATTGACAGCGCAAGGCCGCCCAGTTGGCCGTCTGCCATCAGGGCACTATGGATCTGGGCCGCCAGAGCCTCGCTGGCCACATCGGGCGCGTCCCCGCGTGTGAACAGACGCACGGACACCAGCAGCTGCCAATCCTGATAAATCGTTGTGTTGCCCCCTTCGCCGCTATCGGATACAGGCTCGATCACTACGGCGGGCAATTCCAAACGGCCAAGGGCCGCGCGGCGGGACCGGAATACCTTTAGGCCCGTATTGCTCAAACCCCGAACGCGCTCCACCACCGCTTGCAGGATGGACTCCCGCACGCTCAGGATATATTTGGGGTTGGCTTGGGATTTTTTGATCATGATTCATCATCCAAAGGCGTGATCATAGCTTCGGATAACAAGCCATCGTCAATCTGACGCACAGTTTCCACGCGATAATCCGCGCCGTTAATGGTGACAACATCACCGTGGCCCAAAAACGAAAAACTGGTGGTGGCAAAGGTCACTTTGCAGGACCGCCCGATAGACATACCGCCAAAGGCATCTTCGTCGGGCTTGTCAAAAATCACAGTCCCTGTTTTACGGCCACCATTGCCTGTCACAACCGTGGCCGTTTCGCCCATGTCATCAAAAAACGCGCTCATGCGCTCGACAAAGGGCATGGGTCACCTTTAACGGTTTTGGTTTTTGCGCTTTTCGTCAACAAACGTTTGTTTATCGGTTTCATCCCAAAGGCCGCGCCCTGCGCCGACTAAGGCGCTGGCTTCTTCCGTGGTCACAGTGACAATGTCGCCCACCGCTGCGTGGGTGGCTTTGTTATCGGGACCGACAACAACGCAGGGCTCTGTGATTTTGATTTTTAATAAAGACATAACAAACCTTTCTTTTTTTCAATGGCTATTAAACGGTCCGCGCATCATCCATGACCGCAAAGGCCGATGGTTGACGAATCCCAAAATCAGCCGACTGGTTCAGTGTGATCCGCACCTGACCTGTGGTGTCCAAACTGTAGGGGTTGATAATAAGTTCAGGCGCATCAAAGAACGCCAAAACCGCCATATCCCACATGGACGAAAAGATCACCGACGAACAATCGGTGCTTGTGCCTTTGGTTAGGGTGTTGGAAACGTTGTTAGAGATGGCCGCGCGGTAACCATTCAAAGGCGTGGCTCCACCGTCCCAAATAAAGGGAAGGTTGGTGGCTTTTTGAACGGTTTTGGCAAAGCCACGGACTCTGGTGTTTGTTAAATATCCTGCCGTTCCATCAGGCTCGGCGTTGGCGTTGGCCACGGCGGATTCCAGACCTACAACGTGGCCCCAGTTAAGGGCCAAACCGTTTGTACCGCCCACAACCGATCCAATGCCCGATGTGCTGCGAATGCCGCGCATGTTGTTGCCGGTTCCGTTTCCATTGATACACTCGTTTTCAATGGTCACGGCCATGGACTGCAACAGGTCGTCACGCAGCATGGCCTCAATGGCAATGCCCGCTTGGAAAATGGCTTGCTTGGAATACTCAACAAAGCCCCCTTTGCGTTTTGGGACCAAAGAGATTTTGGCCGTTGTGGGCTGGGTTTCCGTCAATGCTCCAATCTCTGATACGTTGGAAATGGACGTGGCCGCCGTTTTGCGCGGGATATCAATGTTGCTGGACAAGCCTGTCAAAACCCGAGCCCCTAAGCCCGCCATAACCAGATTGGCCCGCAAAACATCCGTGAAAAGATCGTTGCGCAATTCTGTTGCCACAAGGTTTCCGGCCTCAGACGCGGTGCCCACGTTAAAGTCACGACGGAAAATATCGTAAGGCACAAAAAAACCATTGTCAGACAAAGGCTTGTTGACGCGCTTGGCGGTTTCTTGCGTGGCTTCTCTTTCAAGTCCTGCATCCGACCAATCGCCGGTCAATCTCGCTTGGATCAATCGGATAAGGGAAAAATTCCGCACCTCTTTTTTGCTCATGCCAATGTACTGGCTGCTGGTGTCCATGTGCTTTGTGGACATTTTGGCCATGATGGTGTCTTTGAATTGATCGACGGTGTGGCCGCTACGGATGGCGGTCTCAACATCTTTTTCCGTGACATAACCGCTGAAGGCATTTTTCATTTCATAAATGCCATTGATGCGGGCTTGGGGGTCGTGTTGGGTCAGGGCTTCGGTCATTTTAGGTTCCTCTTTCGTGATGGTGATTTGGGGTTGGGCTTTGGTTTGAATGTCAGGCTGGGGTTCAAGGTCAGGGGTGGGGGTATCATCCGACCGTCCCACACCGACGCCGATATCAGCGGGGATGGACACGAGGGAGATTTCATAGGGCTGCCAGTCCGTGGCCCTGTAAACCTTGGTTTGGCCTTGGCCTTTAACCTCTTCAAATTTATGCACGACGTAACCGACAGACACAGACCGGCGGATTCCGTCTTTCACATCTTGGTAAATCTCTTCGGCCCGTGCGCCACGGCCAAAACGGACAACGGCCCTTGCCAGACCGTTGCCCTCGTCAACGGTGACGCTGTCCACAACACCGATCACATCGTTTGGGTCATGATTGACCAACAAATTGGCCCCGCTTTCCAAACGATCCAAACGAATCTCTTGGCTGCGGTGGCCCAAAATTTCCATGCCAAAGGTGCGCTCGTAGGGGACATCCGAGCTAAAGGCCAGCGTGACGGTGCGATCCTCCGACGGCTGTAAATCCGCGGTTTTGATCTGCAAAGTGCGTGTGCATTTGACGTTTGTTTTCATGGGGTATTATCCTCCTGTGGTTCAACCGTATCTTGGGCAACAGGGCTGCCAAGCGAAAAATTCAGGCCCAAACTTTTTGCGTCATCCTGCTCTTTTTGCAGCTGCGCCCAGACGTCATACAGGTCGCGGCCTTGTTGGGCGGCGGCCTCCGTTCTGCTCATCAGGCCGTTATTGATGGCGGCAATGGTGGCCTCAATATCCTTCAGCGGGTCCACCCACGCCCAGCGGCGGCCTTGCCAGACGTGGCGCATGGCCTCCCCCCGATCCCGAACGGACAAGGGTATGCCGCGATCACTAAGAATCAGGCCCTTCAAAATCGCAATATCCAGCCATGCTTCGTAAACGGGGATTAAAAACGCCTCAGCAAACCAGTTTTGCAGCAGCATCCAGTTGTCGCGCTCTTCCAAAACGCCCGCCCGAATCGACGAATAATTGACCCCCTCCAGATCGTTCGCCAGTGTGGCATAGGACACCCCAAGACCCGAGGCCGCCGCTTGCAAAAACGACTTTACAAAGGGGCCATAATTGGCCTCGGGGTATGTTGGGTCAAAAGACTGGAATGTTGTCCCCGCGGGCAAAGAATCGATCACGCCCGCCTCCACCGTCGTCATCAATCGCCCTTGGCTGTCTTGGCTATCGGCCAAACCCAGTGATGATCCTTCGGCTGTTGTGAAAAACCCCATCTTGGCGGCCCCCACGTTGGCCGCAATCAGGGCCGCATCGTGAAAAGTCCCCAGCTTTTGCAGGGTTTCCATGGCCGTGTGCATCCATGGCACCCCCCGTACTTGCTCCGGCTCTAGGGGCAAAAAGATATGCAGGATCTGATCCGCGGGGATACGCTCGGTTTTTTGTTGCAGGGCGTTGCCCGTGTAGACCTCGGCGGGGTTGGATCCCTTGAAATGGTACGCCACAGGCCGCCCCACGGCGTTCAATTCCACGCCCATTTTGATGATGCCGCCGTTGTCCAAACGCTTATTCAGCCCCGTGTCCAAACGGTCCACGGCCAAAACCTGCAGGGCAAAATCCCAAGCGTTGCCCGCCGCGGTGCCCTTGATTTTTTTCACAATGGCCTCGCCGTCACGGACAAGGGTTTTCACCAGCAATTCCTGCACACCCACAAAAGACAAATGGCCCGTGGATTCACACACCCCGCGCCGCGCCCATTTGTAAAAACTATCTTCGATCAGATCGTTGGTTTTCTGATTCAGCTTGCCACCGCGCCGCCCTTGCACGTTTAACAAAAACCCGTTGGGCCCCACGATGTGGGTGGCACACATTTGGATAAACCGCTTGGCGTGGTTATTGTCCCGCATCAGGGACCGCGACCGCGCCCGCATCAGTTCCAGTTGCCCCATCAAATCACTGT